CACGAATAAACCGCATCCGCGCATCAAATCATGCATCCATTGCTTTTATCCGCGCTCATCCAGATCGAATCCAGCGGAAATGATCTTGCCCGTGGCCGTCACGGCGAACTTGGCGCGCTTCAAATCAAGCCGGTCATGGTCCGCGACGTTAATCGCATCATGGGGACGCATTACGCGCACGCCCAAGTCACCAACCGCGCCGTCGCGACGTTCATCGCCCACGCATACCTAAGCCATTACGGCAAACATCTCTCCGACGAATCGCTGGCGCGCATCTGGCAAGGTGGGCCAAAAGCCCTCAAGCGGTCATCTTCCCGCGCCTACGGTCGTCGCGTTATGCGCGAATTAGAACGTCGAACCGTCAAGGATTCCCTGACAGTTGCGACTCGAAACAAACCCCAGACTTTCCCAACAAAATGAAACTAACTATTCAATCCAAACAGAACGCCCAGACCATCGTGGACCTGTTCAACGCAATTCTAACGGGCGAGGAGCAAGAATCCGGCGCGACACCGCTCTCAATCTACGACGACAACAAGCATATCTGCTCCCTCATCGCGAAGGATGGCACGCAAATCCTTGAACTCATCATCGAACGCGAGGACGGCGATAAGCTCTGCCCCGGTACACCTGATCTGGAGACGCTATGATGAACCGAAATATCCCGCTCGATGAGTTGGCCAAACAACTTGAGCTGATGGCCGATGATTTTAAGAATCCTTTCATCGCATCCGCATCAACCCGTCTCGCGCACGTCGCCGCCGCGCTCACCTGCCTTCAGGACGCGCTTTTCTACGTCAGGATGTATAAGTGCGCGGATACGACTGGCGAAGGCGAGAAACGAAGGCAGCAACTCATCGACGATTCGGAGACGATCATCAGCGTCATCCGCACGGGAGGACTGTATCCATGAGCCGCAACCTGTTCGCGAAGCCAGTCTATAAGGTCCAGCTAAGCGGCGCGATTGGCTGGTCCGACATGAAGGAGAAGGTCGTCAGCTACCGCACGGTCGAATTCTCCTCGCGCAAGGATGCGGAACGGGCGGCGCGTGAGCTAAATCCCGGCGAGTACACGCAAGGGCGGATTCGCGTCGTCCCGGTCGAACTCAGCGAGGACTACGATATCTATCCCACCGCAGAACGATCCAAGCCGTGAACCCGCCGTGCATCATCATCCCGTCAATCTTGTCGAGTTCTGCGCCGGATATTGCGGCATTGGAATTGGACTCAAGTCGGCTATCCCGCATCTACGCACTGTCGCTTACGTCGAAAGGGAAGCATACGCCGTCGCAAATCTGGCTGCGAAAATTGAAGAGGGACGACTGGATGCAGCACCTATCTGGACGGACCTGCTCGCCTTCCCATACGCAAAATTTCGAGGACTGGTGGATATCGCGGCTGCAGGTATCCCTTGTCAGCCCCATAGCCACGCCGGACTCCGCAAAGGTGGAGCCGATGAAAGATTTCTCTTTAACGACTGGCTCATTGGACTCCAGCAAATGCGTCCGCGCTGCATCCTCATCGAAAACGTCGAAGGCTTGCTTACCAGTCTTATGCCAGACGGAACTCTTTGCATCCGATGGACGCTGGAGAGATTGGAGCGCATGGGCTACCGCGTTGCGAGCGGACTATTCAGCGCGGAAGAATGCGGCGCGCCACATATTAGGAAGCGGGTCTGGATTCTGGCCTACGCCGACAGCGAACGAGGACAAGGATCAGAATGCTTCCTTCGCGACGCTTGCGCGACTGGACCGGGGGGGGCGTATCTTGCGACGGATAGCGACATTGACGATGCGTGGAAATGGCCCAGTGGACCAAATGAACCTCAGCGATGGTGGGAACCGGCGCGAACGCTTGAATCCAGCTTGGGTCGAAAGTCTGCTCGGTCTGCCGTTATCTTGGACCGCTTGCGACTCCTCGGAAACGGAGTCGTTCCCGCAACCGCCAATCTAGCATTCCGCACTCTCGCACGAGAAATCCTCGGATAACTTTTCGCCGGATAAAAAGTAGGCCAATAAACCTCATTCGCACCATGCCATTTCATCGATTCGATTCTAGCGCGGACACACGCGAAACCGTCCGTAGAGCCGCCAAACAGCTTACGAACGCTCTACGGGGCATTTCTGATCGATTGCGAGGCATTCCCGCTGACCTATATGACCGACAAAGCGACAATAACACTTCACATATCCTTTTCCGAAACGGAAGCGGCACCGCCCCCAAAGGCGGAGCGCAAGCATTCCGTTTTCGGAATAAGCCTCTCCCCTTTTTTAGAAAGGGGAGGCTTATCTTTAGATGAGCTAGGTAGACCAAGGGTAACTTAGAAGGAGCCATTGGTAGATTTACGTTGACTAGACGACAAAAGAGACTTATCTGTTTTCCACCATGAGTTACTTATCAAATGGCTCCACGCTTCGGTCCACGTTTCGAGAAATGCCTCCGAAGAGGCACAATCTGAATTCGGAAAAGTCCGAGTTGTTGGCCTACATTGTCGAGACGATTGGCGGTGGGTTGGTCGAGGCTAATCGAGCGTTTGGCTCGATGCGGAACGTCAAGAGTCAGGTCTTGGTTTTTGATCGAACCCATCGAGTCTGGCATGGCTGCGATTGGAAGCCGTCCGATGAGGAGGCTCAGAAGGATCTTGAGTCGCGCAAGCTCTCGGACCTCCGTCGCGAAATCGCCCAGATTTGGAAAGCTATCAACGCGCTTCGCAAGGGAAAGCAGCGCAAGAGGAAGCAGAAGGAAAACCAGCCAGCTTCAGCCGATCCAGAAACCTCTTCGGCTGATGATCTGACCGCAGACCTGAAGGAAATTTTCGGAAACCTGTAAACCCTGACAACTATGGAAACAAACCAGCAATTCGTTACCGCAGAAAAATTCGACAAGCTCGCAAAATTTCTTGAGAAGATATCGAAGCGTCTCAATGAAATTGAGGCTTCGAACAAGAAAATCATGGAGCAATTGGAATCCGGTGGCGACAGCGACGACAGCGCATGGGAAGGCTTTGGCCCGAAGCCAGAGAAAACGCCCATCAATCCGAACGCTGAGCAGTACACTCTGGAACTCCATCATGGTCCGTACACGATCTATCGCCACGATGGCGAGTCAGACAAGGAATGGCAGCGACGCAAGGACCACCTGATGGATCAACGTATCACGTTCCTCAACGGCAGCGGCCAGAACGGAACACCGGAGCAAGTGGCCTACCTTCAGAGAATCGAAGAACGCCTCGGTCGAAAAGTTTTCGAATATCCTCTTGCAACGACTTGAGACAACTGCAAAGCTACGTCCGCAACAATGACCAATTTTCTGCAATCAGACTTAGAGCGCGAAGAGAACTCGCGACAGGGTGTTAGTGGATTTTCGCCCGTGACTGAACACCTGATTGCAGCCCCTTTTCAGCGTTCGGGCATAGAGCGGAGCGAGAGGCTTCGACGGGTTTACTCAGTGGTTTCCCAAGTTAACACCCGAACGCTGTCGATTTCTATCAAGTGAAAGTTTATACAGCCAAGGCCACAGCAGAGATGCTCCAGATATGCACCGAAACGCTACGGCGGATCGTGCGCCATGACGGCGTCCAGCACAGGAGGATTGGCCGACGAATCTTGTTCACCGAGTCCGACATCGCCGCGATTCTAACGAGTCGAGCGACAACCGGAGCAGTGAACCCATACGCAAGAAAAACAAAGAAACAACAAGAGAATACAAATGAGCAGCAACCAATTAGCGACAACGCAACCGCCAGTCAGTCCTGACTTCTACGACCGCATCGACAGTCCGATGGACGCGGTTAAGACGATGGGCGACTGGATCGCACACTCCGGCATGTTTGGATGCGTGAAACCTGAGCAGGGCTATGTCTTAGCTTTGGAATGCATCGCCAGCCGGATGACTCCGCTGAGCTGGAAGCGCGAGAATCATTTGATCAACGGCAACATCACCATGAAGAGCGAATCGATGCTCTCTGGCCTGATGACCGCCGGTTGGGACATCGACTGGATTCAGTTCGACGCAATCGCGGCCATCGCCGACTTCTCGAAAGGCGTGAAGAAGGTCCGCGTGGCTTTCACCTCCGACGACGCGAAGCTGGCCGGATTGCTCCCCGCGAAGGCTGGCAGTGGATGGGCAAAGTTTCCCGCCGAAATGCTCAGAGCGCGTGTCATCAGCAAGGCGACGCGCATGCTCGATCCGCGAATCACGCAAGGTCGCTACACGCCCGAGGAAGTGGCCGACTTCTCCAACCCTTCACCAGCACCCACCGTCACCGCTACGACGCGCCAGACGGTCAATGTGACGCCGGAACCAGCCTTCTCGCTCGTTGAGAAGTTGGAGCAGATCCTTGAGCCACATTCTGATATCGCCAACGCGTTCCTCATCAGCAAGAACCTCATCAAGGAAGGCCAAAACTTCCGCGATGTATCCACCAAGGTGGCCAACATGATCCTCGCTGATGCGAGTGGTTTCATTACCAAAGCAACCGCGTTCGCTAACCCGCCCACCGAATGAGCATTCTCAATCAACACGTCAATCTCGACATGCCAGCGGCTCAGTATCACGCCGTTGACGCTCTCTCGAAGAGCATGATGAGCAAGATCCTCAAGTCCCCGGCGCACTATCGGGCCGCGCTGGAAGAGCATCAGGAGCCGACGAAGAGTATGCAGATGGGTACGGCGATTCACACCGCTGTCCTTGAACCGCAACTGTACTCGCAAGTCGTCGCTGTTGTTCCGCCGGACATCGACGGACGTACGAAGGAAGGCAAGCAGTGGAAGGAGCAGCACAAGAGCCGCATCCATCTGACGCACGCTGAAGACATCGATGTGCAAGGAGTGGCCAACTCTGTCCGTCGTCATCCCTTCTGGGACATCATTCATCTGCCGCATAGGATCGAGGCGAGTGTGTTCGCTCAGGACGAGGAAACCGGCATCGCTCTCAAGGCGCGTCCCGATCTGTGGATCGAAGGTCATACGCTCGTTGACATCAAAACGACCGACGACGCATCGCCCGAAGCGTTCCTGCGAACTATCGCATCATTCGGTTACCACATTCAGGCCGCGCACTATCTGGAGATGACTGGCGCTGATAGCTTCATCTTTGTAGCGGTCGAGCGCAAAGCGCCATACGCCGTCGCAATCTACAAGTTGGATGCCGAATGGCTTCAGGCTGGCGCGAATCTGCGACGCAAAGCAATCTCGACGCTGCACGAATGCCGCGCACTGGACAGTTGGCCAGCCTATCCAACCGCTACGCAAACCCTTTCATGCCCTAAGTGGGTGCTGAATAAATCCGAAAACTAACCACCGAATAAATTATGTTCCAAGTAAACCGCCGAGATGCTGGAGGCCGATACATCGATGCCGAAGGCGACTACACCGTCACTGTCGCCAAGGTCGAGGAAACCTTAGACGCCAAAGGCCGCGAGGTCTGTAAGGTTACGTTCAAGACTGAAGATGGCGCATCCATCACTGACCGCTTTATCAATCAGGAGAATGTCTGGTTCCGCGTCAATCAGCTTGTCGCAGCGACGAAGCACAGTGTTCCCGATGGAACCGAGTACGACTTCCTTGGGGTCAAGGGCAGTTACGCAGCGTTCCTCAAGTCGATGACTGGCTTGGAGCTGCTCATCACCGCTCGCTTTGAGGAGTATATGGTCAACGGCGAGACGAAGAAGACGCTCCGCATCAAGAACATGCGCGAGGTTCCGATTGCCGAGGTCGATGGCGACGATCTTGATCCGAAGCCGTTCTAAAACGCATCACGGAGGGGAGCGTATTCCGAGATAACGCTCGAAACTAAGACCCAAGAATTAAAAAACGTATCTATGAGCGACAGGATCAAAAGCTTAATTGATGGCGGTACCGGAGTGTACAGCATCAGTAAGAAAGAGGCTGGAGAAATCCACAAAGCTGCCAAGAAGATCAAAAACTACGAAGTCAGTTATTGGACAAGGAACCGTAAGAATAAGGAATCGAAATGAACATCGAAGAAACTAAAGAATGCATCCGCGTGATGCAGGCATTTGTGGATGGTAAGGACCTAGAGGTCTTGGGTCCTGTTGGAAAATGGGAACCAGTACATTTCCCTCGGTGGGGCTGGGACGACACAAAGTACCGCATCAAACCCACCTATGTCCTCCGCCCATGGACTGCGGATGAGGTTCCGCTGGGAATGCAGGCGAGGAATTGTGAATACCCCAAAACACGTTGGTTGATCGACCGCACATCTAGCGAAGAGAACAGAAAGGATTGGTGTGAAAAATACGAACATTCAATCGATGGTGGCAAAACATGGCTCCCGTGTGGAGTGATGGAGGAATCCAAATGAACGATCATATTCCTGACGCCACGAAAATGATCAGCGACACCCCAAGAATGCAATCAGCACTCCTAGACGCTCCTGATGCTGGATTTGCCAATATCTGGAAGGTAGGTTGCGACATCGAACGCGAACTCAACGCGGCCAATGAACGCATCAAGCGGCTGGACGAAACATTGGAAGCTGTTACCGATAAAATTGATAATGCGTGGGGAATCTACATGAAATTTAAGGAGGCCAAGCCGTGAGTGATACACCGAGGATGGACCTTGCGCTTCGTAAGGCACAGGAAGATTGCACTGAATCATATCTATTAACTGAAGGCCTGAAACTCGAACGCGAACTCAACGCCCTGACTAAGGAGCGCGACATCGAAAGCGAACGTGCGACGCATTATCGCGACAAGTGGCAATCCGCAGAAGCCCGCATTAAGCGGCTGGAGGAGGCGGGCGATGGTCTATGTTGCGGAGGTGTTAACATGAGCTGGAACGATAGAGTTGATAACTGGCGCAAAGCCAAGGAGGCCAAGCCGTGACAAATCAAAACAGCAAAAGCCTTTTCGATCAATTGGTCGAAGCTCAAAAGCGAATCATTGAGCTGGAAAACGAAGTGAACATGAAGCACACGCATCATGTTGTTGTAAAACTTAAGAACGAACTGAACCAAGCAAACGACAGAATCAAAACGCTCACGGCAGCAGGAGACATCATGGAGCCGTACGCTACTGAACAATCCGCTAAACTGTGGGCAAAAGCAAAGGAGACGAAATGACAAAACAAGAAGTGCTGAACGCTGCAAACGTGATGATTGCATACGCAAACGGAAAGAAGGTCGGAACTCGACCTACAAGATCAATGGAACCGTTGTTGGAAATTCTGTACGTCCCAACATGGAATTGGGAACAGAAGGAATACTTCGTGATTCCTGACGATTGTTCCAAAGAACTGGAAAACGATGATCAATCCAAAGCGCACAAACTTACAGAAGAAGAACAACGAATCCTTTTCCTAGCGGAGTCTCCCGATTGCAACCATCCACGCGAACTCCGCGCAATCGCCTTTCAGGTGCGAAAACTGGAGGATCGGATCAAGCAACTCGAATCCGAGAACGATGCACTCCGCGCTGATCTGTTGCTGTGGGAGGAGAAGGAGGCCAAGCCGTGAGCGCACCAATCAACGACGGGCCAGCGTTTCCAACACCAGTCGGAGTACAGCACAACGATGGCATGACCCTGCGTGACTACTTCGCGGCGGCGGCGTTGCCAGTAGCGTGGAAAGTATACGAGTCTTGGGATGTTAATGCTATTTCCAAAGCCACCTATCAACTAGCCGACGCAATGCTCAAAGCGAGGGAGTGTAAATGAGCGACACCCCTATATCCGACAGCACCGCTCACAACATAGCCGAGCTGGGTATGCTATGCAGGAGGTTGGAACGCGAACTCAACGCAGCCAATGAGCTGAATGAGAAGATCAATAGTCTTATAGAAGCAGGCAACGAACTCCGTGATTGTGCATCTCGTATCGGAACAGTTGCGTCTGGAGAAGGTTCAGTAATTCGTCGTACTCAAGAAGCCATCCAAGCGTGGGACAAGGAGTCCAAATGAGAGACTGCGCCTTCATCTACGTAAACAAAACCAACGGCATGATCCGTGTTGACAGTATTGATACAGCTCGAAACGTGGATGGCAATCCAGAGTGGAAACACGTTAGCACGGTGAACCCTCACGTTGTTCTGGAACAAATCCTCCGAGCGACAATCAAAGACAGGAACCTAATCATCAAACACCTACTGACATGAAACACCTTCACGAACTACCTGAAGACGACCGGCTGAGGAATGTGGCGCTCAAGGACATCGATGTCAGAATCCGCTGCCGTCACACCAAGATGACCCGCGATCCGCGTACTTGGAAGATCAAGGGCGATACCTACAACCGCCTCGGCGACAACTGGAAGATCAACTTCGACTTCATCATTCAATGACCTACTCACAAGCAGGCCAATCACGACCGACACCATTTACACCTGCGAATAAATATTTCCCCACATGAAGAAAACAGCCAAATACACAGTTATCACCATCGACTCGGCGCTCCACGAAGAGGTTCGCAAACATTGCGACGAGAATGGTTTGAAGATCGGATTTTTCGCCAATCAAGCGTTAAGGAAGTTGCTGAACAAGAAGTGCGCCACGACGCAATCGAGCGCGCTTTCTACCGACAGTACAACGAACGAATGACGGCGAATCGCACCGTGTGGTGCGGACAACACCCTTCGCTCGCTATGAAGCAGTGGGCGGAGGGGCAAATTTCCTAAAATTATGAATCTAAGAGAATACCAACAAAAAGCAGTAGAGTGGGCCAAAACTAGCGATGGACTGATCATCGCCCCCGCCGGTAGCGGTAAGACATGGATTGCCGCGAGCATCATCAAGCATTACGCCACGCTGAATCCAACGTGGACGTTCGGATGGACAGCGCCAACGATTGAAACCTGCCAGCAAGGAAGAGTTTCCTTAAGGGTGGCTGGTGTGCCGGACGAGAAGGTGGATATCCGGTGTCCGCATGAATCTGTGGACTTCAGTAAGAAGCAGCTTCTGATCGTCGATGAGGCAAAAAGGAGCGCAGCGAAAGTCCTGAAAGGCATCATCGAGTCCTGTAACGGACTGCGTTATGGCTTCGACGCCACGCCGTGGGGCGACGATCCAGACCGGAACACGGTAACACGAACGCTCTTCCACAACCGCACCTACGAAATCAAGCGCAGCGACATTGGCGATTCATTGGCCGACGCTTACCTCGAAATCAGCCACGCCACGGACCTTAACATCCAGCAGAAGATCGACGACAACATCGACCGGCTCTTCAACACTCGCGTCAAGTACATGCGGATCAGGGAGGATGAACTCAAACGGATGTGCGCTTGGGAATCGATTGTCGATATCGGCATCTGCCAGAACCGCGAGCGCAACAACTACGCCATCAATTACGCGGTCGAACATCTCGACATGCAGACCCTCATCCTCATTCCGCGCATCACGCTGGGCGAGGACTACGAGAAACGGATTCCGAATTCTCTGCTCGTTCATTCCAAGATTGCGAAGAAGCAGCGCAAAGCCGCGATGGAAGAATTCAAGGCTGGTAACCTGCGGACTATGATCGCCACAAGCTTGGCCGACGAAGGATTGGATCTGCCCAACGTCGAACTGCTCATCATGGTCAGCGGCGGTCGGTCGTCGCAGAAGACTATCCAACGAGCGAGTCGGGCATTGCGGAAAACAGAAACCAAGAACTGCGCGACAATCGTAGATTTCTCTGACAAATTCCATCCCATCGGAGCGTTCCATGCTAAGAAGCGCATGACCTGCTACCGTGAACTAGGTTGTATTTTCCAATGAGTGTATCCACGACAGCAAACGAAACATCCACGCCCACCGAGAACGTAGTCTATCTGATCGGCGAACTGCGCGGCATAAGTCGGCAAACAGAAACCAAAACCGGCTCGCTCATGGTGCGCCGCGTTATATCCATCGCTCGTCACTGGACTGACAACGAGGGCCGCTTCCACGAAGACTTCGATGAGTTCGAGCTGTCCTCATGGGGACAAGTTGCAGAGAAGATCATCGAGATTCAGAACGGCGCTCTGGTGCGCGTAAAAGGCCGTGTGAAGGTCGAGAAGTGGAGCGAGGGCGGAGACACGAAATCAGCGGTTCGAATCGCTGCCGAGCAGGTTACTATTTTGTGTTACTAAAAATAGTATTGAGCGAATGAAAAATCCCCACATGAACAAAAAAATTATCCATCTCCTATCTGGCGGACTCGACAGCGTAACGATGATGTACGACCTATTAAATCAGGGGCATCAACTGCATGCGCTGATGTTCGATTACAAGCAGCGTCACAGCCAAGAATTGCTGTGCGCCAAGTATCATGCAAAGCTTGCTGGAGTAGTCTTCACTGTTGTGGATCTTCCTCCGCTTGGTGGACTTACCGAGCAATCGTGGGTTGTCCCGAATCGCAACGCCATCTTCCTCAGCGTTGCCGTCAACTTCGCTTGTGAGTCTGGATCTGACACCGTGACGATTGGATGCAACAAAGACGATGAAGAGCAATTCCCAGACTGTCGGCGTGGATTCATTGACGCTATGCAAAAGACAGTCAACGAATCCGGCTACAGCGTCGAAATATGCGCTCCGTACATCGACAAGCGCAAATGGGAGATTGCCGGAATCGCCAGAGACATGGGCATCAACGGCTCAAACATCTGGACTTGCTACAACGGAGGATTGAAACCCTGCGGAGTCTGTCCCGCTTGCTTGAAGCTCAACGATTCCGGCTTATGATCGTCATGCTGGATACATCCACAGACTTCGATCTGTGCGAGAGTGAATTGGGAGTTCAGGTTGAGCAGTTGTTTACTCCGCTTACGGGTCTGAACCCAAAGCGTCCCAATGGGAGGTTTGGAATCGACAATGGAGCCTTCAGCAAGTTCAACGCTGAAGCTTTCATGCGGACGCTCAAAAAGCATGAACCCAGAAAAAATCTCTGCCGGTTTGTAGCTGCACCGGATGTTGTCGGTTCTGCGATGAGAACTCTGGAGTGCTTCCAGCGTTGGAGTCCAAAGTTGACCGGCTGGCCGATTGCGCTCGTCTGTCAGGATGGACAAGAGAATCTCTCAATTCCTTGGGATGAAATCGACGCGATCTTTATCGGTGGATCAACCGAATGGAAGATTTCCCGTCACGCTGCTGCGATTGTCAAAGCGTCTAAAATTCTTGGAAAGTGGTGCCATATTGGGCGAATCAATACTCCCGGCAGATACGAATACTTTGAGGAACTCGGAGCCGACTCATGCGATGGAACTGGACTGGCGAAATATTCGCACATGAGAGAATCAATCAAGCGGTCTATTGAAAATCCAAAATTATTATGAAATCAAACCAAACAATCGTTGCGGTCGATCCGGGTGTGGGCGGCGGATTCGCGGTCAGCACCGCTGAAGGAATACTGCTCTTTCCAATGCCAGAGTCTTTGCCAGACACGGCGCAGTTACTAAGCGGATTCAAAGTCAGCGACTCTCATCTATGGGTCGAGAAAGTGCCAAAGTTCGTCAGCAAACTCACGTCGTCGGCCAGCATGGCGACGCTCCATGAGAACTACGGGATTGTGCAGGGGCTAGGCTACGCGCAAGGCTACGCACTTCACCGTGTTGAACCCAAGATTTGGCAAGAACCACTTGGACTCGGAGGACGTAAATCATGCGAAACCGGACCAGAATGGAAGCGAAAGCTAAAAAGCAAAGCTCAGGAACTGTATCCGAATCTGGACGTCACACTCAAAAACTGCGACGCCCTTTTGATCCTCCACTACGCGATGGGCGGTGGCCGGTGATACATAAAGCCAATCGTCCGCCCTCGCCCGAGGAGTTGAAGCAATTGCTCATCATGGCGTTCGGAATGGGGATGGTCGTCGCCAGCGCATACTTCCTTCTCTTCGTCGTCAAATGAGCGAGAACAACATCAAGCCCATGTCCGAAGAAACGGACGTGGAGACATTGCGAGCGGCCATCGCAGAATACCAATGGTTGGCCAGCATACTTTTCAAATCTCTCGGGTGCGGATGCAACGGAACTCAAGACCTTTGCTGGAACTGCACCCAAGCCGAGCGACACTACAAACACACAATCGAGACATACAAATGATCAGCGCAAACAAAATGCCCATTATGCGGATAGCAGAAGCAGATGAATCACCCGAAAAGATTCACTTCGCTTACATCGACCAGAAGTACAAGGAGTGGCTGATCCGACGCGGATTCGTCAACGAACTTGGTCAGGAACCCGGGATGAGAAAAGCAGGCGGATGGCGCGGAAAGACGGCTAAAAAAGGTTAATTTATGGAAACTCAAATCACTAGAGAACAGTTATTGAAGGAAGCGCCAGCACTCATCGACCATGCGATTCTTCGAGGTTGGATGACTAAGCCCAAACCAAAGGCGCAAATTGTTGACGGCGTTTGGCATGCGGCTGGTACAGGACATCTCGATAACGCCTCAGAAGATGAAATTCAAAAACTCAGGAAACAGTACGGTGCAGGTTGAAGTCATTTCCGACGACGTAGAGATACGAATCGGGGAAATGAAATGGGTGGGGATAGCCTACACCCGTGACGGAAAACCCAAGGTGTACGTTCGAACGAAGGCCGAATTCAAGGCCAAGTTCACCCCGGTCATTGAACAAGCACCCTAAACTCTACATCGCAGCACAAGAGCAGCTCTTTGCGAAGTTTCAGTCTCGCTCCATACCAATCCAACACTGGAGCAAGTACCTGATGACTCCCAAAGAGCTGTCTCTCCTTTTCGCAAAGTTCGAAGAATCAAAGTCGGTTCTCCAGCAAATCGCCTCGAATGATCTGGGCGAAAGCGGGGACATAGCGCGTAAACAACTTGGAATCCAATGAATCAATCAAATATCGACCGTGCCAGAGCATGGCTTCGTAACACCCCCGGAGCCGTCAGCGGACAGGGCGGTCATAACGCAACCTTCGCAGTAGCTACCGCTCTGGTGCATGGATTCGAGCTGTCGCGAGGATCGGCTGAAGCACTGCTATCCGAGTACAACGAGAAATGCTCTCCACCGTGGAATGCCTATGAATTGGCCCACAAGGTGAATCAGGCAATGACCGTGACGCACGACAAGCCGCGTGGCTGGCTCTTATCCTCTCAGTCAGGCATTGGTCAGGGCGGCAATCCCATCTCGCCCACCGGCAAGTTCGTTGTTCGCACGATCCAAACGATGCCGGAACCTCCGTCGCCGTTTACGACAATCGACTTCCTGAAAGCCTGCTTCGAGTCGGACGAAGTTGTCTGCATCTGCAACGACATCATTTTCGACGAAGAGGGTCGAGGTAGGCCAGCCTCCAAAGGTACGTTCCTCAAGCGCGACGAATGGATTAAGAACCACTTCACGCCGCCCATCAGCGCCATGTGGAATGGCAGCGATAGCAAGGGTGCATACGTCCGCATCAATCCATGCTTCGACGAGAGCGGATCGGACTCTGGCGTGGCGAACTTCCGCCATGTCCTAGTCGAGATGGACGAGAAGACGAAGGACGAGCAATGGACAGCGTTGAAGGAGTCAAAGCTCCCGCTATCTGTCGTCATAGATTCCGGCGGCAAGAGTCTGCACGGCTGGGTGCGCGTTGAAGCGGCCAATAGAGAGGAGTGGAACGAGCGCCGCGACGTCGTCTATCGCTACCTCGAAAGCATCGGCATCGATCCAAAGAATAAGAACGCGAGCCGGTTCAGTCGGTTAGCCGGTGTGATGCGCGATGGCAAGGAGCAGAAGCTCTTAGCCGTCAATGTGGGCGCAGTGAACTGGGAAGCGTTCAAGGACGACATGGACGCGCAGGACATGCCGATGGAGTTCTCGATAGACAGCATCATCGAGTACGATCCGCAGAATGATCCTGACAATTTGATCGGCGATAGGTGGGTTCGGCGCGGATCATCCCTTCTCTTTGTCGGTCAAAGCGGATGCGGCAAAAGCTCGATGGCCGCGTATCAGGGTCTGAAGTGGGCGTCCGGCGAAGCTTGGTTTGGCGTCAAACCCGTCCGTGCGCTAAAAGTAGCTTACATTCAGGCGGAAAACGACATCGCCGATCAGCATGATGCGCTCAAGGGCGCTGCTCAGATGACCTTCGGCAAGGAGAACTGGGAGCGAGGTCTTCGGAGCGCCAACATGTTATTCTTCCGCGAGACGGTAAGAACCGGCTCCGACTTCGCGACGATGCTCCGCCGCCTTGTTCGCAAGACTAAGGTCGATGTGGTTTACATTGATCCACTGCTCTCCTACATGGGCGGCAATCCATCGGATATCGAGGTCTGCGCGAACTTTACGCGGCACTTGCTCCAGCCGATTATGATGGAGACGGGCGTAGTCCTGATTCTCGTTCATCACTTCCCAAAGCCCAAAGGTCGAGACGACAAACCGGAGAGCGTGGCAGAGATGGCCTACTCAGGATTCGGATCGTCGGACCTAACGAACTGGGCCAGAGAAGTGATTGTGATGAAGGAAGTTGGTTTCAATCAACCTCGACAATTTATGCTCGGAATGGCGAAGCGAGCGGATCGTTCCGGCATGACTGACAAGGAAGGAAAAGTCACCGGATCGATTATGATCCAGCGTGGTACGGGCGGCGACATCTCGTGGAACTACGCAGATCCACAGAAGTTCGTCGTCGATAAGGAGTCGGCCAAGAAGCCGTACGTCAAAGGACGATATCCTAAGCGTTAGCCTTTTCGCGCAACGCTCGACGACGACCTTTGGCAGCAAGAGACAAAAAGCCTTTCTTGCCGTATTTTTTCATGCCAATGGATGCCGCAAGAGCCTTCGGGTCTTTGACGCCCTTGCTCTCAAGACTGCTAACGAGTTTCTCGTAACGTCCGCCACCGCCAAGTTTCATCTTGTCCATAAAATGTAGAATGAGTTGTTGCTGACGAAATCACCAAGCGGCGCAGGACCAAAATTTAGGCGTCGTCTTGTCCTTCGCCTCCGCGCAGTTCATCCGCGCACGAAAATTCTTACGACGCTCAGGATTCGACTTCTTGATCGTCATATCAGGATCGCCGAAGCGAACCTTGATGACATTGCCGTTGTCGTTCTTAACGTACACCGCGCTCTTCTTCCGCTCACCCGGCGTGTAGAAGGGATTTTCCAGCGTCACCTTCTTGCCCTGATAGGTATTACCTTTCTTGGAGAGGGAGGTTTTCATTTCTCAAGATCCTCTTTAATCATCTGATACCGATCTTGTTCCATTTTCAAAACTCTAGGCCAAAGACGTTCGAAACGGTTCATCTGTGCTTGCGTGGCTTGGTCGATCGGTTTTGAAACAATGTTGAGGTATTCAGGAGTCTTCACAACACGACCAACAGCAGCAGCGGTAGCATCGCTAATCCCCTTTCCAAACTGCCGGTATGCAGCGTATCCACCAAGGCCAGTCAATGCGCCCATCGGACCAGCAGCCTGAAAACCAACGTAGCCACTTAAAGCTGGCAAAACTATTTCCCTAAAAACACTCGGTTTTCCAAGATCGGAAACCTGCTCCAACTGAGTGGCGATTTTCGTAATGCGAGAGATTCCATCGTCCCCAAACAATCCTTTGGTTATTCCAAAGTATTTGCCGGGAGCTTCGCTTGTTCCGACAAGATCTTTGATCTTTGCCGTGTTGATTTTGTTTCCGTCAACCGACTCCGCAATGATGCGTCCAACCAAAAGGTTTTGAGCATCGCCGATCAGGTCAGGTCTTGATTGGCCAACAGCCTTCAGAAACTGCTTGCTACGGTAGTTGAGAGATTCCCCCTCCTTGGCAACCAAGAAATCAATCAGGCTAGAAGGTTCAAAACTTTCAAGCTGACCTCCCGGTTCCAATGCTTTTTTAACGGCTGCGTTGAACCTTCCACGCGCATTGCTGGCAGTTACAACTGCCTCTTCAAGTGCTTTGTACAAAGGCTTTCCGCCCTGCGTCTCAATGTTCCTGATAACATCGTCCAACTTGATCGTGTCGAGAACATCGACGTTTTTAGCGCGAGCATCTCGAACTTTGGCTTCAATAGCCGCGAGAGAATCGATGATTCGTTGCTCTCTTGACGTTATGTTCTCAGCCTTGAGATTGGCTTTTGTTTTGGCAATTTGATCTTCCTGCCTGATTGCCGCATCCAGTTTTGCCTGAGCGCCAGAAATGTTGTTATCAACATCGTTTCTCAAAGCGTCAATTTGACCTTTCAGGTCGTTCGACTGTTTTTCCAGAGACGCCTTTCTGTTGACCAATGAACTGTACTTTGAGGCGACATCAGTTATTTCGGAAATGTCTGGAAACAATTCGTCAATAACCTCTTTCTGAAGACCAGTCGCC